CTTGAACTAAAGCTGAATCTAGTAAATCTACTAATCCCTCTAGTTTAATTTGGCGATAATTTACTGTACATCCATTAAAACAATTTTCATCTGATGGACATTTTTCATTAATATAATTAACTAATGATTGGGCTCTTTCAAGTTCAACTCTATGTTTTTGACCATAATCAAAAGATATAGCTGTTACTGAATCATACTCATTGATAGCTCTTAACAATAGGGTGCTGCTATCCATTCCACCACTTAACGAAACTACTACGTGTTTTGCCATTGTTTATATAATTAAAAATTTGCCAGGTATTATAAAGCGTATAGGCAGACGCTACAGACTAACTAGGTTAGTCATTTTTTCACTAATACTTTTATATGTATCTACATAATCTTTTATAGTATCATAACTTTTTCGAGTATTCAATTTTTCTTCTGCAACTGTTTTTAATGCATATGCAAAATTAGCAGGATAACATATAGTTTTAATATATGGAGTATTATTATCTCCTTTAATTACCCTTTCGTAAACTGTAAAACCTCCTGTTGAAGATTTACTAATGAAAAAAGGTTCCATGCTAGGATCTTCTATAATAGTATCATTAGCTGGTATTGAATCTGGTTTTCGTAACATTTGTTATAACTTTTAGTTAATAATTAATTTTTTAAGTTCTTCTTCGGTTAGAATTCCTACTTTTTTAGTTTCAGTTAATCCATCTTTTACTATAACTGTAAAAGGTATAGATCTAACTTTATATTGAGCTGCTAGTCCTGTAGTATCATTATCAACATTAACGTTAACAAAATTTACTTCCTCTTTTAACTCATTTTCTACCTTATCCCAAACGTTACTATACGTTTTACAAGGTCCGCACCAATCTGCGTAAAATTTTATAGCTTTAACCATAATATAATATAATAAAAATTATTGTATAAATCAACTTTATTTAACAGTATTTCCATCAACTGATATTTCATGCCAATGTACTCTACCTTCTTCAATTGCTTTTTTAATATTCTTTTGTTTAGACATTAAGAATGAAGAACCACTTTTTACTTCTATGATATGTACTGCACATTTAGTCTTACTCCCAGTTTGAGTGAAAGCTACATAATCTATCGGCATCCCTAAGAAAGTACAATCTTCTACTGGTACTGGAAAGTCACTCATAAACGGAACAAAGTGTTCTATAGTTTTTCCCCATTGTACTGCTCCAGATCTCTTTTTAGCAGTTAACTTAATTACTCCTCTTTCTATTTCAAAACTTTCTTTTATCTTTTTTATCTTACGAGTATAAAAAAAGATTACTCCAATTAGGATTACTCCTAATAATAACGACATCACCATAATTTAATTATTAACCATCACAGCTTAAACAGTCAGTAGATGTTCTACTTCCTATATCGCCGTTAATTACTGAATCTGTTCTTAAGTAGTAAAGTGTTTTAATTCCTAATCTCCAAGCTGTCATATGAACTTCATTTATAAACTTAGGACTATCTGTAGGATCAAAAGCTAAATTTAAAGATTGTGTTTGATCTATATATTTTTGTCTAGCTGCTGCTTGTTCTACTAATTGTAATTGATTTATTTCTGCAAAAGTTAAGAAAATTGGTTTATCCTCTGCAGGCATTACATCTTCTGGTAGATTTGCTATAGAACCTCTATCTTTCATAATTTGATCCCATACTTCCTCTGTATTTGCTCCTTTTGCTTCTAAATATGACTCTAATGCTCCGTTTTTCCTAATAAAAGTACCTTTAGCAGAGTTAAAAGTATAAACGTTTGCTGGGATAGGTTCTATACCTGCAGATACTCCACCTGCTATCGTGCTATTTGATACAGTTGGTGCTATTGCCATAACGTGAGTATTTCTCATTCCGGTTCCTCTACACCAGACTGGTTCTCCGTATTCGTCAGCTAATTTTCTTGATGCTGATTCTGCTTGAGTTCTAATTTGTGAGAAAATTTGATGAGTTAATGATGTTGCTGCTACTGAAGAGAAAGGTATTCTTTCGTTTTGTAAAAATGTATGCCATCCTAGTACTCCTAATCCAATTGCTCTTCCTTTTTTTGCACTTCTATGCGCTCTAACAAGTGATTCTCTTCCTGAAGTCTTTGCTAAAAATTCTTCTAACACACCATCTAAAAAGTATATAGCAGTTTCTACTAAATCTGTGTTTTTCCATTCGTGCCATTTAGTTAGGTTAACTGACGATAAGCAGCAAATAAATGAATGTTCTTCATCTGTATGTAAAGTAATTTCAGAACATATATTAGTCATAGATACGTCTAAATTATTTTTTTTGTAAGCAGGAGGATTTGCATTATTTACATTATCGTCGTACATAATATAAGGCTCACCTGTTTCAACTCTTGCTTTCAATATCTTTACCCATAATTCCATAGCCTCAGTGTCTCTATGCTCTAATCTTTGCATGAAGGCATCATCCACTATGACACATTGGTGAAGGTTAAGACACTGTCTATTAGGATCTCCTTTTGGACGTCTAATATTTAAGTATTCGTGAATATCTGGGTGATTAATATGAAGGTTAACAGAAGCTGCTCCTCTTCTTACTGCTCCTTGATTAGTAGCAATAATTGTTGAATCGTATATTTTAGCCCAAGGAATAACTCCTTCTGATTGACCCATATTACCGTTTCCTATCTTTTTACCTCTTCCTCGTATTTTAGAAAGACCAATTCCAACTCCACCACCTAAGGAAGTCAATCTCATGAGTTCAGCATTAGTTAAACCAATACCTCTAATAGAATCGGGCGTATCTATTCCAAAGCATGAGATTGGCAATCCTCTGTCAGTCCCTGTATTTGAGAGAACAGGTGAGGCTAAGTTCAACCATCCTTTCCACATATAACGATAAAATTTATTCGCTAAATCTGGACGGTCTAATCTTTGCGCTATTCGGTTTGCGACTCTACGATATGCCAATTTTGGTGTTTCATTTTCTAACATATAACCTTTAGAGATTGTTGCTAAAGAAACTTCGTTCATCCACTCTGGATAATCCTTACCCTTTTCCCAGTGGGAATATTCTACTTGTAAAGTCATAAATTTATTTTAAAACATTGAATTAGCATCCCATTCCATATGCCCTTTTGCATAATTGGTAACTCTATTAGCAAAAAAGTCAGTTTGTTGTTTACCTGCTATTACAGCATCAAACCACTTCATTGTTTTTAAAGCTCCTTTATCTATATCAGCGGCAGGTATAAAAGGTTTAAGGCCTAAATCTGCCATTTTAGTATTAACTCTATGCTTAATAAAGTTCTTAAGTTCATTTTTAGTTAAATTCTCTAAATCTCCTAATTCAAATACCTTATCTATAAAATTAAATTCTAATTCTAAAGCTAATTTTGCTGCTTCTTCTATTTCACTAACTAATTTTTCAGTCTTAAATTCTGGATGCTCTTTCATAAGGGTTCTAAATAACCAACATCCAGCTTCTGAATGTAGTGATTCGTCTCTTACTGACCATTCTACTATTTGGCCTACTCCTTTTAGTTTATTTCTCATCTTAAATGACAAAAGAACTGCGAAAGAAGAAAATAAATTTACGCCTTCAGTGAATGCTGAAAATATAGCTAATGATTTAGCTCTTTCATGCCAGTTAGGAGAACCATCGTGATTATCTCTTACATTCATTAAAGCTTCTATCTTTGCCATTGTAGTCTCATCCTCTAAAAATTCAGCAAAATCGTCTAATCCTAATTGCTCATTTAATAAAGAATATGCTTCAGCATGAATTGTCTCACTAGACCCTAAAGTTGTACCCATCATAATAACTTCAGGTTTCCTAAACCATTTTGTTACTAGTGTAGACCAGTAATCATTAACTATTGTTTCAGTTTGTGCAAATCCTTTTAAAATTTGACCAACTACGTTCTTTTCGTGATCTTTAAGATTCGATTTCCAATCAGTAACATCTTGGGACATCGGTACTTCAGTATGTAACCAATGTGCTTGTTGTTGTTTTAACCAGTAATCAAATGCTTTTGGGTATTCGAATGGCTTATATACCACTCTTTCATCTAGTAAACTCATATATCTTTATATATTATTTAATTATTGAGACAATAAATCCTCAAAAGATCATTGCCTGTCTCTTGAGGATACTTTAATAAATATCAACGTTAACTGTTATCTAAACGTTCCACGCTAAAAAATTTCTTTGCTAGGGCATGATGAGTAGAAGTTACACCGTTTTCATTAGGACTATCGTAATTATCTAAATTTGCTTTACCTTGAAATTCAATATGACCATTATTGGTATCCATCTTAACATCGTATGTCATACCGTCTTGACCATATCTATTTTTCATAACATGTACTCTACCTGTCCCTAACACTTTATCCTCTTTTTGTCGAGACAATGATAAGCAAATATCTGCTACCATCATTTTATCATAAGATCCAGCTGCTTTATCTCCTTCAATAACTGAATCTTTTGCTCCCATTCTATTTACTTGTGAAGGAGTAAGAATAGGTATTTTCATATCTTTTGCTAAACCTTTAGTAGCTATAAATACATCATCAATTTCATCTTTTCTTTCGAAAGACTTACCTCTTGAAGGAGCTCTCAAATAATCAACGTAATCTATAATAACTAAATCTGGTTTATGATCCATATCTATACATTTCTGTATATGTGACTTAATAGTACTAACTGATGCTGATTTAGGTGCATACTCTTTAACTATTAATCTACCTTTAAGATTATCTACGTATTTTTGGACGTCTTTACGGTGCTTATTAACCTCATCAATAGAGTACCCTGTAAAATAGCAATCAAATCGTTTTCCAACGTAATCTTCCCCGAGTTCCAGAGTGTAAAAATTGACTTTATGCCCAAGCATAACAGCATGAGCAGCGATAGCAACCATAGTCCACGACTTACCACCACCAGGGTTACCAAACACAATAGCCAAATCTCCAGGTCCAAATCCTCCTTGAATACCATCGTTAAGAACAGGCCAAGGGCTAGGAATAGTAGGACGATAATCAACTCTGTAACGCGACTCAACATCTTTATTATATTCATGACCTATATTTTTATCCATTCCAGCTTTCATAGCTTTCTCAACTAAATTTCTAATACCGTCAAAATTTCCTTCTTTAAGTAAATCAGCAGAATCTAATATAGCTGATTTCATTTCTTGATTTTTACAGAAGTTTGTAAACTCCTCCTGTACGTATTCTAAATCATCTTGAGTTGCTTGATAACTGTTTCTTAGTTCTTCTTTTAATGCAACCTGTAATACTTCGTTTTCTACTTTTTGAAGTTCTACTTTAAGAACATCCATAGTAACCGTAGTATGGTACTTATCGAAATAGTTAATTATCTGATTGACTATCCATTTATGAGAGTCTGCATCAAAATAATTATCAGTTAAAACATCTCTAACATTTAATAAAAACTTTTTATCAGTTAATAGTGAACCTAGCACTTTTAATTGAAAACCTTTCCCGTACTGTTGTAAACTCTTTAATGTCATTATAACCTATTTTTTAAAAACCGTTAACCCCCTAAAATTTTCTAACCAGCCTTCTGTATTCTTAGTCACGCCTTCTATTTTATCTTGCTCTAACAATCTTAAGAAAGCACCTGAATGTAAATCAGGTATTGGGCTTTTTATTATATCTAATATATGATTTTTTTCTTTAAGATCCAACACAGACGTGTGAAGATTCATTAATTCATAATTAGTTAATACTTGATCCCAATTGTGAATAATTTTTGAAAATATCTTCTTTGGTTTTTCAGCATCCATTTGTGTTTCACAGTGATCCCATACATCTTGAAGAGAGGCATTTGTATCATAAGCAAAGCTTTTCCATTCAGACATTATAGTCTTAATTCCTAATCCTTTAACTCCTGCAAGGTTATCTGAATTATCTCCTAATAATGCTTTTACTATATTATAGTTTTCCGGAAGTACTTTAATTTCTTCTAAAATATTACTTTTAGTGAACGTTTTCTTTTTAACAGGTGCATATACCTCAATGGTATCGTCCACAAGTTGAAGAAAATCTTTATCTGAAGAAACTATGGTACATTTTTTAACTTTAGAACCAGCAGCTTGTTTAGCTATATACGCTATTATATCATCTGCTTCTAATTTATCTAAAACTATTTGCTGTATAGGGAGGCAGTCCAGGTAATCCTGCGTTCGATATAACTGTCCTATTAAAGCTTCTTGTTCTTGTTCTCTAGTATCGTATAAACCCCAATGTGTTATTCTAGCTGTAGCTCTTTGAGCTTTATAATTTGGATCTATATTTTTTCTATTAGCAGAACCTCCTTTTCCATCCCATACTACTACAACTCTAGTAGGATCAAATATACGAGTAACGTATCCTAAAGAGCGAAGGAAGCCCACCAAGCCTCCGATATGCGTGCCTGATGGGTTCATCGCCTTGAGTAATGAAAAACTACGAATTAACATATTCATAGCATCTATGACCAGGATATGATCATTCAACTCACGGGGTGGGGTTTGCTTTAAGTTATTTAAAATATTTTCGTATGCCATTAATCTAGTAAATTAGGAGATATTGGTGTTTCTTCTAAATCTCCTTCTTCAATTAGATCAAAGTCTACGGAACCGACTAGTTTTAACCAGTGTTCTTTATGAGCATCTCTATACTTATCTATAGCTTTCTTATCGTCAGCTATAAACCCATGTTGAGTCATAACAATTCTGCCTCTGGACTGAACTCCTCCAATATGATTCTTCTCTACTTGCACATTAGTCCTTTTAGCAAATTCTACCTGAAGTCCGTTTTTAATCGCTTTGATTTTAGACGTACCTGGATTAGTAATATTACCAAAAGTAACTACTAGAGTAGCATCGTACCACATAGACATACCTCCTTTATTTTGTAATTTAGGTTGACCCATTGGATGTTCAGGTTTTTGAGTCCATACTTTATTAATAGCTACTAAAGTATTAGTATAAGGGTTGCCTAATTTTCTAGAAAGTAATATCTTTTGGTTTAAATTATTACCAAATTGAGTAGACATCGCTCCTGCATTCCATTCATTATTATTCTTATTAGAACGTACTGATAAATCACACGGAACTGATCCGATACTATCCCAGAAGAAGCACATATCAAAAGGTAAATTTCCTTTTGCTTGCTCATCCATAAGGTCGGCAATATATACTGCTACATCTTCTATAGTATTTAAAGAACTTCTATCTGCGTACAGAAAATGTCCTTCGTAATCTACTATATTACCTTCACTATCTTTTATCTCTTCAATTTTTAATCCCATTTCCTTAGCGTGATCCCAAGACCATTTCATCTCAGTAATAATAAAGACTGGGAGAATGCCCATTTTCTGGGCACTCACCGCTGCTTCTACTAAGGCAGTTGTTTTGCCTGTATCACTATGTCCACGGAGTAGAGTGATATGTCCAGTTGGTAAACCGGGTAGGGAGGTAATATCTTGAAAAGCTTTTGATAAAGGTATCCAACCTTGCTCTTTAAACTTTACCGAAGAATTAGAATAACCTTTCTTCTTCTTAAAATTTCCTAAATTAAACGACTTCTGTACATTAGCAGTCGCTCGTTGTTTTAATTCTACTTTGTTTTTCGCCATTTTTAATTAAATAAGTCGTCAAATTTACTAACTGTATCTTTATTGCCAGCAGTAGCTGTTTCTAAAGTAAAGTCAGTCTTTTGAGGACTTGAGCTTTCTGGCGGAGTTTCTGAACCTGCTGCCGGAGTAGACTCCTCTGCAGATCCTGGATTTAAATAGTTTTGAAGTTGCTTCTTAATAAAGTCATAATCGTATTGATTATGTACCTCTACTGGATTAGGTTGAGTTTTTAACCAAGAATCTACTAATTCATTATTATCTGATAAAGCAGTTTGCTTAGGTTTAATTCTCACAGTAGTTTCTGGGTAAGGATTACCCTGTCTTTGTTCTACTACCATATCCCATCCGTTAATTACATCGGTAAAATCACCTACATCTTCATCTTCTGCTAAAGCAAGTAAAGATTTGTAAATAGTAATACCAAATCCCCATAGCCGTACTCCTTTGTCCTCCTCTCCTCTAACGATTACTGGAGCAAAGATTCTTGTCTTTGGGCTAATTTTGCCAGATAAAGACCAGTTATCTTTATCATTCGTTTTTCTAAGTTCTTTTACGAACTCTTCGATTGGATCCTGCTTTCCAAAGTTAGATAAAGCTACCATCGGGTATTTACCAATACCGTAGTGAAACTTTAGCTCTTTAAAAGGGAATGTAGGATCGAAAGCAGAAGGTACAATACGTACTGTTTGCTTTCCTAATTCAGGTTTCCAAAAAATCTTGGAATAGTCAGTCTTTTCCCTGTCCTGACCATTGTTGTTTAAGGCATCTAGTTTAGCCTTGATTGCATTAATGTCCATAACTTTAATTTTAATTTATAACTTATTATACTAATATAAGAACTTATTTTCAGTTCTCCAACTCTATTATCTTATAAAGTTTAGTATTTACTCTTTTTAATTCAGGTCCTTTAGTTAGAAGAACGCAGTTCCTGAAATCTGACCAGTTAATTCGATAGCTAGTATCAAGCTGGCCTCCATTAAGTTGCTTTATTAAAGTGTTTAAAGCATTAATAGTGTAAAGAGTATTAGTTTCTTTTTTTCTATGAACTAGGATAGTGTTATCTAAAAAAGCAGAGACATTCCCAAAGTCAACATTATAAGTACATATATACTCATCTTGACTCTTAGAATAAAGAACAAAAATCTTGTTATAAATGATCTTGTATCTTTCCTGTATAGAAGTTAGTACATCCTCTAAACCCTCTTGGGTAGAAAAAGTACAGAACAGTTTATTACTCATATCTTCGTTTAATATTCCTTGATCGAAATCATATTCGACTGAAAAATCCGTAACTAATTGCATTTATTATAAATATGAAACTGTTCTACAAAACTAAATTTTTACTAAACTTAAACTTTATTGGGTATTTCTCATCTTTTTCTAAGATTTTCTGTATACCTTCTAAAGTCTCTTTACCATCTTCTTTACTAAAATCAAAAAGGATGGCATCGTAAGTGTACAACGCTATTTTAGTTTTTTTATCTCTTAAATATCGAAGTACTTCTTTTAATATAAGAATATTATTTGAGGTTTCCAACGATTGCATCATATAATTCATTAATTTAGCTGGATGCATATCTTTGAGTTTGTTTGTAAAGGCTTTTCCTGATTGTGTATTCCATACATAACCAGTAGAATTAAAGCTTTCCCACATTGCGTCAATATATTCTTGTATTTCTTTAAATATTTTTAAATCTTTATGCTCTTCAGGTATCTTACCGTAAATTGCTTGAAAGTTAATTTGTTTTGCTTTAGTATATTCTTCATCAGAGATTTCTTCTTTTCCGAAATATAACTTAGCTAACTGCTTGTGAGCAGATTTGTTAGTAAGAGGGTAATCGATTTGGTTACAAAGTAAACGGAGGTGGTAACCGTCAAAATCAAACTCAACAAAGTAATCATTTTTTGGTCGGAAGGTTTTTCGATGCCTCTCTGTGTGAGGTATAGCAGCAAAATTAACACTATTATAAGAATTAGTAGGTCTAGAAGTAGCATTATATAAATTATAGGAAGTAAGTACTGTATTATCTTTAATGTTATACAAAGGATCTCTAGGAGAGAATGCTTCTACAAATGGTTCATAGAAAATACCTATACCATGTTGCTCTAATAAATAGAATACATTAGTAGCAATCTTATTATAGAAGTCAAATCCATCAGGAATTTCCAAATCTAATAATTTTTCTACCTTTTTATAGGCTTCTTCACAAGATTCATATAACTTACTTATCGGAATTAACTTATTTACAAAAGATTTATCTCTAAATTTATTGTAAAAGTAGTTTATTGTTGAACTAGTTCTAGTTATATCAACTCTATCGTAAGTAGTCATAGAGTACACTAACGAAAGATCTATGGCATCCTGTAAATTGAAGTAGTATAAGAGCTTCTTTTTGTCTAATGTATATAGTTTACTACATTTTAAAAGAATTTGGTAGACACGTTGTTTATCGACGTTTAGTCCTTCATCATGATCTATAGGAATAATAAAGCCATGGTCTGATTTAAGTAGTCGAACATATACGGCTACTTCTGAGGTTAATCTAGGATGATAAAGGTCGTTAGTTGGTATAACATCAACGTAACATCCTAATCTAACGAGATTTTCGAGATTAACTAATTTAGATTCTTGCTCAACTATATAAAACACTTACAAAACCTTTTTATTTAATATAGTAAAAAAATATCAGACTACAAACTAATAGTAGTTATTTTGAGAAGGATTATTATTACTATTGTTATTATTCCCCATGCCGCCATTCATTTGTTCTGCATCTGCTATTTCTTGGGTGTAGTTTCCTCCGCCGAAACTTCCACCTCCTCCGCCGCCGCCTCCGGAACTAGAAGGAGTATTGGTATTAACAGGAGGAACTGTTGGTCTTCCTAACCTTTTTCTTTTAATTTTTTTAATAAATCTAGGTTTA